ACCCGCCCCGCGACCGGCACCGCCCGCGCGGCCCGCAGCCTCGCCGGTGGCATCAAGCGACTCTCCCAGCCCCTCGGCGGCCGTCCGCGCGCCGTTCAGAGCAGCTTCCGCGTCGAGACCGCTGCCCGTCACCGCCTCGCGCAGGGCGGCAATGGACTCGAGTGGTGCTGTCGCCACTTCTGCAACACCGGCCATCGTTGCGCGCAGGGCCTCGGCCTGACCGCGCGCTTCCTCTGCGTAAGCATTCAGCCCGAGGTCTGGCATCCTGATCGGCTCGGCACTGAATGCCGCCTGAAACGCAGCGCGTGCCTCGGAACCGGCCTCGGTCGCCGACCCCGCGAACGGATTGTCGATCCGGCCGAGTTCCAGATTGCCGATCAGCGAGATGCGCCGCTCGATCCCGAGCGCCTCGAGCCCGCCATTGATCCCCTCGAGGAAGCCGTTGATCCGCTGGCCGACGCCATTGAGCATCGCTTCGACGCCCGCGATCAGCGCATTCGCCGCCTGAAACGCGAAATCCCCGATCGCCGAGGGCAGCGAGCCCCAGAGCACCTTGATCGCGTCCAGCGCCCCCTGGAAGGTGTTCAGCGCCCCGTTTCCGAAACCGACCACCGCTTCCAGCGACGTCTGCAGCGCCTCGGCGATGGCGGCCTTGATATCGGCCCAACTCGCCATTATCGCGAGCCCCATGGCGACGGCGCCGAGCTTCATGCGCTCCCAGACCTCGCGGGCAAGGTCGCCCAGAAGCGAGAGCGCATTGCCGAACCCGCCCGCGCCGCGCACCAGCTGTCCGAACCAGTAGATCAGCTCGCCCGCACCCACGATCAGCGCCCCGATCCCGGTGCGAATTATTGCTCCGCGCAAGAGTGTCAACGCGCCCGCGAGGCTGATCGTGGCGACCTGCGCCGCGACAAACCCCGCAACCCAGCGTGCGGCCATGAAGCCCGCGAAAGCGATGCCGATGGCTGCCAGCCGCTCCATGTTGTCGGCGAGCCCGATCAGTGCCGCGGCCACCGTCGATGAGGCGCCAACCATCTGGTCCCAGGTGCCGACCAGTTGCAGCGCGGCATTGCCGATCAGCGTGAAGGCATCGCCAATGGTTGCCGGCATGCTGTCGGCTTCCGCGCGCAGCAGCTCGAGATTGCCGATCAGCGCAGTTCGGATCACTTCGCCGGTGATCCCGCCCTGCTGGCCGAGGGTGCGCAGGCCCGAGACGGTGGTGCCGAGCTCGGCGGCCAGCAGTTCGGCCAGCCGCCCGCCGTTCTGGATCACGGTGTTGAGGTTGTCCCCGCTGAGGGTGCCAAGCGCCATGGCACGCGACAGCGCGGTCTGGACCGAGGCCGCGCGTTCGGCACGCGCGCCGGAGACCACCATGGCGTTGTTCAGCGCCTCCGTGAAATCCAAGCTTTCCGCCGTCGTCAGCCCCAGCTCGCGCAGCGCCGTGGCGTTGGCAAGCCAGGACTCAGTGGTCTGGCCGAGGCTGGAATAGGTCCGCCGCGCCATGGCGGCGAGCCGTTCCATGACGGCCGCGCCCGCCTCCTGGCTGCCGGTCGCGAGATCGACACGCGAGCGGAGGTCGGTCCACTGGTCGGCATAGGCCACGAGCTGGCGCGTGCTGATCGCAGCGCCGAGGATGCCCATGACCCGGCGCACCACGGCGCCGGTGATGTCGGCCTGCCGCTCGATCCGCTTGAAATTGCGCTCGCCCGCATCGCCGATCCCCTGGAATTCGGCCTTCACCTGCCTGCCGCCCTCGGCGACGAGGCGGACGGAGACGCGTTTCTGGGTCATGGATCAGACTTCCTGACGTGCGGGACACTGCTTGCGGAGCGGGTTCATCAGCCGTGGGACAGAGACGCCCGGTCATCAGCCGTGCTCTGTTCGTTGAACTTGCGGACCATCACGGCCTCGATCACGGGCAGGCATTCGGCCGCGATCAGCGGGTTGACCCCGAGCGCCCGCGCCATTGCCAACCCCGCGGTCATGTCCCAACCCAGAACCACAGTTCCGTCGGCGCTGGATGCGACGCGCAGTTGACCCGTAAGGCGCTGCGCCAGATCCCAGACCTGCCAGCCTTCCGGGGTTTCCGGCTGGTTCAGCCGCGCCGGACAGTCCGGGCACGGCCCTTGGCAGGCTTGGCAGTAGCGATCGCCCCCGCCGATCCACCAGTCGGCAAGGGCGCAGAGACGTTTTTTTCCTGCTCCAGCAGCAGCCATTTCGCGACATAGGCGGACTGGAAGGCATCAAAGGCCGGCCAGATGTCGAGCAGCGCATCAATCCCCTCGGGCGTCACGGGGACCGGGTTGCCCTCGGCGTCGCCGACGCCCTCCCAGTCGAGGACCGCGCGGCGAGCCACGGCCTTGGCCATGATCATCGCCAGCTCTTCGGTCGCGGCCTCGGGCGGCAGCGCCTGGATTGCGGCATCGCCGCGCGCCGAGACCATCAGCGCGGTCGTCAGCGGGCGCACCTGCAGCCGCACGCCCGGCAGCAGGTCGAGCCAGCGTGGCGCATTCGTCAGATCGAGTGTCAGCATGTCAGTAGGTCTCCCGTTCGTTCACCAGCGTGATCGTGCACATGCGCCCCGTCACCGGACCCTTCGCCGCCTGCCAGTCGAAGCTCGCCTGCATGCCCTGCGGCCCGGAAATCTCGATGCGCGGGCGCGGCAGGTAGACGGCGTGCGCCACCAGCGTCAGGCTTTCGCCCGAGGGCAGCGTGTAGGCGAAGTTCATCTCGCAAGGCTCGCCATTGATCGCCTGGTTGACCAGGAGCTGATCTGCAAAGCGCACCTCGATCCGGCCCGTGAGCGCCGCCATGCCGGGATCGGCGCCGTCGATGCGCCCGTCCGAGCGGATGGTCTCGATCCGGTCCAGCGTGTTGGCATAGGTGATCTCGGCCGAGACGATGTTGCCGAGCGGCTGGCCGTCGCGGGTGATCGCCCCGTTGAAATGCCCGAAGCGCTGCAGTTCAATCTCGGCCAGTGTGCCGGCGGCCGAAGTCGTCGCGATAGCCTCGCCCTGCGCCACGAGGCTCGCGGTCGCGGTCAGCAGCCCCGAGCGCTGCATCTGCCAGGACAGCGTATCGAGCACGCATCCCGAATACATCGCAAAGCGCGGCACCTCCGGCATGCCGGTCTCGATGGACATCGACGGCAGCACCCAGCTGCCTGAGCGGAACTCGTGGCTGTAAGGCGCGACAGTGCCGGTGGTGATCGGCTGGCCGAAGGCCGCCTTCAGCCAGAAGCCGAAGGCCTCCGCATCTATCGGCACGACGACATTGCCGTCGGCCGTCAGCGCGTCCTTGATCGGCGCCAGCGGATCGCGGCCGTAACCGAGCAGCTCGCTGTTCAGGAGCGGCTGCTCCGCCCCCAGCGTCGCGCTGGCGAACGGCATCCGTGTGAAGCCGCTCGCGGGCGGCGTGCCATAGGTCGTCTCGAACGCCAGCGCCATCTGCGCCCGCGCCCCCTGGGCTCGTGCCATGGTAGTCTCCTCGGGTTGTCGGGATCAGCCGAGCGGATCGGCCATGGAATAGTGTAGCACCACCGGGATCACGGCGGCCTTCAGGCTGGCCGCACCGTCAACGGGCAGATCGACGGGCCGTGGCGCTTCCGCCTCGACCCAGTCGCAGCGGCCGCCCAGCGTGCGGTCGGCGGAGATGGCCGCGCCGATGCTGGCGCAGAGCGCGGCGAAGGTCGTGTCGCGGTCTGCGCCTTGCACAACGGCCTCGATCTCGGCCCGGTGCTGGTAGTGGTAGCGCAGGGGCGACAGCGTGATCTCGGGCTCCCCCGGCTCGCCGTCGCGCAGGATCAGCAGGCCATCGGCCGGCACGCGCTCTGGCAGCACCTCACCGCGAAGGGCGATGGCGGGCAGCGCCGAGAGCCGCGCGTGCAGCGCGGCGAGGATGGTTTCGCGGGTGGTGGGCATGCTCCCTCACAGGTGTCCGCACCTTGTTGACGGATACGGCTTCGCGCTTTAAGTTCACAGGTGTTCGCACCCTGTGGAGATTCGCGATGGTTTCCGAGAATACGACCCGGGTTTCATTCCGGCTGAAGACAGACATCCACGATCTTATTCAGAAGCTGTCGGCCGATGCTGGCATCGATCCATCCGCGTTCATGCAGCGCGCACTTGAACGGGCGGTCTACGCTCATCTTCCACCTGAGAGGCAAAAGGAACTGGATGATACCGAAGCGCTCTATTCGGTAGCACAGCAGAAGGCACGTGAGGTTTTCAATTCTGGTCGGTTCGATGAGCACTTCACGTTGACGGTGTTCGGCGAGTTGATGACTGATCTGAAGTCCCGAGCGCTATATGAGGAGGTTATCGGTGCTGACGCCTATACCGATGGCGCACCTAGAAAGACGCCGCTGAACATGTATCTCGGCTGGTACATCAAGAACGCAATCGACGCTGAGCCGTTACTGGACGATGCCGGGAAGCCGCGAAGGGCATTCGTCAAGGATCAGCCCATCAAGAGCTACACGCTCTTGAAGTTGGGGAAATCCGCCTCGTCACGCATTTCGCGGAGCTGAACCATGGCTGACCATAAGAAAGTGCTCGCAACGATTGCTGTTGCGACCGATCCAGCGAAACTTCGGACCCTGCGGGAAAACGCACAACGGCTTGGCGTTCCCGAGGTGGAAGAGGCGGCATTCAGGCGGTTGGTCGAAATTCTGCCCGAAGAGGCGCCCGGAAGCATCGAGCATGACTTCTGGAAGACGATCCACGCCTTTGAAGAAATCCTGCGAGATGAACGCGGCAAGACTGTCAGGCTTTCGCGCACCCGACAGAAGATCGAGCGGGTTGGCGTGATGCGCACATTGATCGATTTTGCGGTCAGCAAGACACCAACGGACGGTTTTAACATGCTGATCGAGCGAGCTTTGCCGGAACTCACCGGAGAAGCGCTTGTTCTGAAGCACGCCAGCCACTTCGAACCTGCAGTGTTGGAAGCAGCGAGGTCCAGACTGGAGGGAGCCGGAATCGATACAACCAAGCTGTGGCCCCAAGGCTGAAGCCATGCCTATCGACTGGTCTTAGCGCCTTTCCCACCCGGCCAAGATCAGCCCCGGCACCGCGTCGCGCGCCCGCTCTGCATCGCGCGCCAAGTTCAGCCGCTTCGGCAGCTTGACCTGCGGCACCAGCAGAAAAATTGGCGCGGTGACGAGACCTCGTCCGGTTCTCGAACGCGATGCCACAGCTCGGCCCTTCGTGTTCAGCCGCCCTTCGGCGACCAGCAAGCTCGGCCCCGCTCGCCGATAGACGAACCGCAGCCGCAGGCCCGTGCGGCGTTCCCATTCGCCAGGCGTGATCCTTCCACCCCGCCGTGACGTGCCTGCTGCGGGCGTGGGGATTGCCAGCCAGAACCCGTTTTTAGAGCGGATCAGAGGGCCGGTGTCATGTGCGTTGACGATAACCGGTGCCTTCGACCAGACCAGCGCGGCTGCGTTGAGGCTGGGCCTGCCTTTCGGGAACTGCTCGGAGCGGATGGTGCCAGCAAGGCGCGGCCCAAGCCCGGCGCCGGTGATCTGCGCGCGCCAGGCATCCTTGAGACCGGTCCCTGCAATCCGCATCGCCGTGCTCACTGCCTTCTCGCCTGCCTTCGCCTCGGCGTCGAGCAGGCTGGCAATATCGCCAACGATGCTGATGCCGAGTTTCACGCGGGCCTCAGATCGACGGTCCAGACCAGCCGCTCGCGATCACGGACAGGCTCGCCCTGGATGAGGAAGGCGTCCCCCTCGATCTCGATCCGGTCGCCGGGACGTGGAGCCGAAACCTCGGCCATGCGCAGGTCGATCCGAGTGGTTTCGGACCAGATCCGCGTATCGCCGAAGTCGGTGACCGCATCGGCACGTCGGGCCACGGTGCGCACCAGCACCGGCGCGCCGCCGTCGGCGATGTAAACCGCGTCACGCCCGACGTTCGGATCGGCAAAGAGCGCGTCGAGCGCGATCGCGAGTGCACTCATCACGTCCGCCGCGCGCTGCGCAGCACCTGCGGGCGGGTGCAGATCGGCAAAGGATTGCTCTCGATCTCGAGGCGCACCCATTCGTCCCGGTCACGGTCCGGAATCATGCGTGCGTAGAGCGGCAGGCCGAGCGTGTTCACCGTCTCGAAGGTGTCGGCCGGGGCGTAATAGATCTCGAAGAGGCCCTCGACCCCCTCGGGATAGAAGTAGGCCTTGTCGGTCGGCACGCCGAAGCCGAGGCCGCCCCGGTAGCGGCGGAAGGTGATGCCGCCGAAGCTGACCTCCTCGCCCACGCGCCCGCGCAGATCGGCGGCGGCGGCGGTATTCAGGTAGGTCTCGCGCACCTCCTTGTGGGCGACCAGATCGGCGAAGAAGGCCGAGCCGCATTCGGCGCGCAGCTGGACCTGACCGGCGGCCAGCCCGCCAAGGCTGTCCTCGACGCTTTCGATCAGCGCCTGGCAACGCTTGCGCAGCGCACCCGAAGCGGGGCTCGCGTTGTCAAGGTCGAAGTCGACCTCGGTGGCGGGCGTGATGCCGAACTCGGTGAAGTAGTTCACCACCGTCGCCCCGTCCTTCGGATCCTTCACCACGCCTTGGATGCCGTTGAAGAGGTGGAATTCGAAGGTGGCCTCGGCGTCGTTCCTGAGCCGCCCCAGCTTGCGGGCCACCTCGGTCTGCACCTGCTGGGTGGCGGTTTCCGATCCGTGGTCGCGGATGCCCTGGATTTCCGAGGCCCAGAGCACATCCTGCTTCTTGAACTGCCGGACGACAAAGGCGCGCATCTCGCGGCGTTCCGGCACCTGTTGTTCATAGGCTGAACCGCGCTCGGAGAACGGGATCAGCTGCAGCGTGCCGTCCCGGCTCTCGATCACGACGGTGCGCGAACGCACGCCGCGCGGCCCGAAGAGGTTCGCGCCCGAGAGGATCGCGGGCTTGAAGGGGATGTTCTCCAGCGCGCGGGTCAGTTCGATGAGCGAGAAGGCATCGGCCTCAAAAATGTCCATGGTCGCCATGGGGGTTTCCTTTCGATGGAGAGATCAGCGCAGGAGGATGCCGAGCGCAGTCAGCGCTGCGGTGGCGGCGGCGATCTGCGGTTCCGTTGCACCCTCGGGCCAGACGAGCTCGTAGCGGTTGACGATGGCCGGGCCGCGCAGGACCACGACGGCGGTGGCATCGGCGGCCGTCGAGTCGGCCGGGCCCCAGAGAATGCCGGCGGCGTTCTGGCTGCCGTTCGACGCGGCCGGGGTGAGTTGCGTGAACTTCCCGCCCGTGGTGATCTTGCCCAGCACCGTGCCGGGCTCGAGCTTGCCCGCGCCGGAGGCGAGGGTGACGGTGTCACGGGTGTAGTCGCGCGAGGTTTCCCAGACGAGGAAGCCGCCCGCATGTCTGCCTTCGGTCAGCGTGGTCATGGAAGATCATCCTTTCAGCTTGAAGGTGCGTGCGATCACGTCGCCCCAGGGACGGGCGGTGGGTGTGGGCCCGGGTTGCGGGTGATGGGGGCTGATCTGCGCCTCTGCCTCGGCCCTCGCCGCAAGAAGGCTGCAGCGAACCGCATCGAGGCTGGCATCCTGTTCGAGGAAACGCCCGGCCATCTGCGGCTGTCCCGCAAGGCGGCAGAGGTCGATCACGGCGCGGGCATGGGCGATGGCGTCACGCCGGATGGCGGTTGGATCGATGCCTGTCGCCACAGGGTCGGGAGTCGGCGGTATGCCCGGCTCAGGCTTGGGTTCACATGGGATCGCGGGAGCATCGTCGCCGATCTCGTCGCCTATGACATCCTCGGCGGTCTCATTGCCGTCCTGATCGCTCTCAGAAGCCGGATCGGCGATGGCTTCTGCCAGCGCGGGCGGCGCGTTGCGGAACCGCGCGATGTCGAAGCTGGCTGCAATCCGCACCGGTTCGATCATGCGGGTGGCAAGCCCGGCCTCCAGGGCCGCTCCCGCATCGAACCAGGTCTCGGCCGCCATCAGGGCCGCGATCTCCTCTTCGGTGCGTCCGGACCTTGCCGCATAGCCTCGGACCATGCCGCCCGCGATCTTGTCCATGGTGTCGGCCATCTCGCGCATGTCGGCGGCGGTGCCCATGACCAGCCCCGAAGGGTCGTGGATCATCAGAAAGGCATTCTCGGGCATGACGATCTCGTCACCCGCCATGGCCACATAGGAGGCCGCCGAGGCGGCTACGCCGTCGATCCAGACGGTGATCGTGCCGTCATGCCGCTGCAGGGCATTGTAGATCGCCACCGCATCGAAGACCGAGCCGCCCGGGCTGTTGAGGCGCAGGTCGATCGGCACCCCGTCCGGCAGTGCGCCGAGTTCCGCGAGAAATCCCTTGGCACTGACGCCATAGGCGCCGATCTCGTCATAGATCAGCACTTCCGCGCCTGTGCCCCGGGCGCGGATCGTGTACCAGCTTTTCATCCTGTCACTCCTGTTCGGATTGCGCGTCCGCGTCGGGCCCATCTGTTCCCGGATCGGGCAGCCTTGTGGGCGTGGCCCGCGCGCCTTGCGTCTCGCCGGGGCTGGTCCGGTAGCGGAGGCCCAATTCGGCCGACCGCCGGGCGTCGGCGGCGTTCTCGCGGTCGACCTCCTCGACATCGTAGCCCGTGGCCTCGACCACCTTGCGCCGCGAGGTGATGCCCGCCTCCATTGCCAGCACCTGCGCCTGGATGTCCTTCAACGGATCGACCCAGTCCCATCGGGGCGGGATCCACTGCGCGGCCCTGAACCGGCTGGGCGCGGCCGCAAACCCTGGCAGATCGAGCGCCCCCGCCAGCACTGCGGTTTCCATCCAGCGTGCCCAGATCGGGCGGCAGAACTGGTGCACGATGACACCATGCTGCAATTGGCCGATGCGACGGCGGAATTCGACCAGTTCGGCCCGAAGGCTCGAATAGTTCGCCTGCCGAACATCGCCGGTGACCAGATGATAGGGCAGTCCCAGAGAGGCCGAGACGGCGAGCAGTGTGCGGTACTGGAACGCCTCGTAACCCCCGCCCACATCGGCGGGGCTCGAGAACTTCACATCCTCTCCCGGCAGCAGGACCTGCATCGTGCCGGGCTCAAGGCTTGCAATTGCGGCACCCTCGGGGTCGGCCGCCCCTTCACCCATCATCGGCTCTTCCGGCGCCGTCTTGGTGATGAAGCCCGCGAACATCGCCGCGGTCTTCTTCCGGTCGAGTTCGGCATCATCGTACTGGTCGAGCAGGAACAGCCGCACCATGGCAGGCGCCACATGCGGCAGGCCCCGGATCTGGCCCGCATCGATGGGCCGGTAGATGTGCAGGACGTCCCCGGCCGGCACGCGGACAGTATCCGGCACCGCCACCCGCTGGTCCGTGCTGTCACCCGGATGGCGGCGGCGGAAGTGATAGGCCACACGGCGACCGATACCGTCGAATTCGATCCCGCAGCGGATGCGGTTGCCGGAGGGCAGCACTTCCGTCTTCTCGAAGGGCAGCATCTCCGACTGCAGCAACTGCATCTGCATGGGCACCATAAGCCCGTCCTCGGGCCGACGCGTGCGCAGCCGGACGAAGCACTCGCCTGCCACGAACATCTCGCGCGCAACCATGGCCTGCAGGCCGAAGAAGTCGGTCAGCGCGTCCGCGTCGGCCTCGTCCGTCCAGGCCAGCCAGAGCTTCTGGACATGGTCGCGAAGGCCCGCATCCTCGATCAGAGAGGACGGCTTGATCCCGTCACCGACAAGGTTTGCCGCAAAGGCCTCGCAGGCGTTCGCCGCATAGCCGTTGGTGACCACCAGTTCGCGGGCACGGGCCAGAAGACGCGGACCACCCGAGGCAACCAGCGCGTTGATGTTCTCAAGCGGCGGATTCCAGCCCTTGAGCCGTCGCCGCGCCATGGCCCCTTCGAGCCGGGCGCGCACAGCTGCAGGGCCGCCGGTCGCACCGCCAGCGATGGGCCCGCGGCGGAACCTGTCAAACAGACCCATGCTCAGAGCCCCTTGTCTATCACGACACGGACCTGCCGCACGATCCTTCGCCCTTCGGCTGAAGCGATCTCGCGATCCAGCGCCTCCATGGCCCGGTCGATCTCCGCCACGGAGCGGTAATCCACCGTCTTTCCGTCATAGCTGACCCGGGCCACGCCCGAGGCGCGCTGTGCGGCCAGCGCCTCGCGGCGGGCGCGAAGTTCCGTGATTGTCGCCATGACGGCCCACCTCTATCCTGCCCGTGACCCGTCCTGACCAGGCCCGCCATGACCGACCGGATTGCCCGCCTTCGCATCGAACTGCTGCATCTCGAGCCCTGCATCTGGCGTGAGCTCGAGGTCAGACTGACCACCAACCTCCGCGCCCTGCACGAAGTCATCCAGGCGGTGATGCCGTGGGAGAACTACCATCTCTATGACTTCCGGGTCGGCGACCGGGTCTATGGCGAGCCCGATCCCGAGGACGCGGTCTGGGGCCGCAAGGTCTATCAGGCCAAGGGCATGCGCCTCGGCACGCTGATCGATCGCGGCGTCACCGAGTTCCTCTACACCTACGATTTCGGGGACGACTGGCAGCACCGCGTGCTGGTCGAACACGTCGGCGCGGCCGATCCTGATACTGACTATCCGCTGTTCATCGCGGGCGAGCGCACCGCGCCGCCCGAGGACGTCGGCGGTCCACCCGGCTTCATGGATTTCCTCGAAGCCATCGCGAACCGCCGCCATCCGCAGCACAAGGACATGGTCCGCTGGTATGGCGGTCCCTTCAACCCGGTCGACTTCGGCGAGCCCGAGATCGCGGCCCGCGTTCGTGATCTCGCCGCCCGGCGCAAGGTCTCCCTCGACGCCTTCGCGCGCAGTCGCACGCTGCGACAACAATAGTTCCGAAGGTCAGCCCATATAGGTTGAGCGCACCGTCCGGCGCCGCGGACCCTGTGGCATCCGAGGAAGACCCGAGGGCGTCGGTCCGCTCTCGGCGCGCATCGCGTTCCGGTCCGGGAACTGCCGTTCCAGATCCTGCCATCGGGCTTCCGGCCAGCGATCCGCGCCCGCGATCCAGGCGGCGGCGCGGGCATAGACCCGGCAGTCCAGCGCCTCGTTCCGCTCGCGCAGCTTCTGCCATTCCAGCCGGGCGAAGCCGCGCTTGGTGCGCACCGTCACCAGCTGCTCGGCCACAAACTGCTTCAGCCATTCGTTCTCGACCCAATGCGGCAGATGCACCGATCCCGGCGGAAACGCGGCCCCTTCCGCCAGGTCTTCCTCGGTTGGACGTTCCAGCCGCAGGAAGCGATAGGTCTCGGCCTTGAAGGTCGACACCGCCACGGTCCAGAGCCGCGCGCCGCGCCGCAGGCGTTTCCCGCCCTCGGTCGCATCGACGAAGGTCGGCCCCGATACCGGGCTCGAGCGGTTGAACCCTTCGACGCCCTTGACTGGCGACACCTGTCCAAACCCCTGCGCCCGCGACCAGGAATAGACCGCTGGGGCCTCGTAGCCCGTGTCAATGGCCAGCCGTGCGATGCGCAGATGCGCGCCACGTTCATGTGGCCAGGACCGGTCCAGCAGCGCAGTCAGTTCCGACCACGCGTCATGCCGGTCCGGCCCGCCCTCGATGACGACGTGATCGACAAGCCAGCTTTCCAGCCCTCGGCCCCACGCCCAGACATCGACCTCGATCCGGTCTTTCTGCACGTCGGCCCCGGCAGTCAGGAACAGCCCGCCCGCAGGCACCGTGCCGGATGTCCAGCGCTCGCGCCGGTCGTAGAGCCGCTGCCAGTCCGGCGCCTCCCCGGTCTCGACCCATGTCTCGCCGAGGATCGTGTTGCGGAACGCCTTGATCGCTTCATCCGACCCTTGTGCAGCGTCCCAAGCCCGCACGATCCGCTCCCAGCTCAGCCAGCCGATCGGCGAATAGAGCGCGGAGAGGTGATACCCGACCGTGGTCGGATCGGCGGCCGTGGCGGTCGCCCGCCATTCGCCGCTCTCCAGCATCGCCGTCTTGTGGTGCTCCGCGATTGCCGCGTCGCAGCCCTCGCAGTGATACTCCGCTGTCTCCGGGCGGCCTTTCTGCCAGCGCAGCCGGTCGAACTTCAGCCACTGCATCGCACCGCAATGCGGGCACGGCACGAAGAACCGCCGCTGGTCGCTGGCATCGTATTCCCGCTCAATCCGCGACAGCCCCCGGATCGTCGGGGTCGAAACCAGCAGCACCTTGCGCCGGTGGGCGAAGGTCAGCGACCGCGCCTCGGCCAGCGTCACCGGATCGCCTTCCTCGTCGGCGGAGGCGGGATAGGCGTCGACCTCGTCGAGGAAGATGTACCGCGCCGGGGTGGACCGCAGTCCGACCGCCGAGTTCGCGCCCGTCATGATCAGGATGCCGCCCGCGAACTCCTTGGACAGCATGGTGTTGCCCGCGTCGCGCGAGCGCGCCGGTTTGACCCGCTCGCGCAGCTCCGGGCTTTCGTCGATCAGCGGGTCGATCCGCTGCCGCGAGTTGCGTTTCGCCAGTTCCACGGTCGGTTGGACCGCCAGCATCGGGCCCGGCGCCTGGTGGATGGCAAAGCCGATCCAGTTGTTGCCCGCCTCGGTCGCGCCGACCTGCGCGGCCTTCATGAACACGATCCGCTGCGTGGGATCGCCCGGCGACAGCCGGTCCATGATCTCGCGCATGTAGGGCGTGCGCACCGTACGATACCGCCCGGGTTCGGCCGAGGCGCGGCCCGAAAGCATCCGGTGCCGGTCCGCCCATTCCGAAACGGTCAGGTCGGGGTCTGGCCGCAGCCCGTTGCCCCAGGCGCGCAGGATCTCGCCCGCGCCGTCGAACTCCGTCAGCGCGTCATCTTCACCGGAAGTCGGGCCGGACCTCGGCGAGTTCGTCGAGGTGGGCGCGTACATGTTTCTCCAGCACCTTCTGCATCGCGGCTGGCTCCACGGTGATCTGCTGGCCCGACGCGTCGCGGCACGAGGCCGAAAGCTCGGCCGCCATCAGCGCCGCGGCGCGTGCAGGCCAGTTCACCCACGCGTCCCGTTCCTCCCGCGCCAGCCGGAACACCAGCGCCAGCGCGCGGGCGCGCTCGATCAACTCCCCCTTCAGCTTTTGCAGACGGATGCGCCGCTCCTGCGCCTTCAGCACCTCGTTCGCCGTCTTGGCCTGCAGGAAGGTCGTGCCGCCGCCCACCGTCGGGACAGCCAGCCCCTGTTCGCGCAGCGTGTCGCCGACGGCGGCCACCGCCGCCTCGGGGACGGGCTTCAGCTTCGGCGCGGGTGGCTTTCGCGTCTTCGACGGGTCCGTCGTCTCGGCGCGCCGCGCGTCGCTGGCGGCCGCGTTGATGCTGCCGTCGGGATAGAGGACCAGCCGCTCGGCGGTCTTCGCCTTCTGGATCGCGCCCCGCGACAGGCCGACATGCGCGGCGTACTGGCGCTCGCTCATGCCCTGCATCGAC